CTCGACGTGCCACCAATCGCCACCAGGCGCCCCGGACACGGTTTGCTTTTGGTAGACCTGCCAGGCCATGCGGTCGCATCGCCATGCTCGACCAAACGGTTGTGGCCAGTAGTCGATGACCATTTGCACGCCGAGTTCGTTTGCGTTGGCTACGCAGGCTTCGATAAATACTTTGCTGAGTTGTCGGCCGTTTGGTTTGCCGCGATCGTCGGGCATATCGCGATAGGAGAGATCAACGGCGCGACCTGTGGCGTGTACTGACAAGCTGCCGGGTTTGCCTTTCATGTCACGTTGACCGTACGAGCCGTTGTTCCACAGCGACCCGTTGGCGTATTTGACGGCTTGCCTGATCCATTCGTCCATGCCTGGGCGCGGGCCTTTGGCGGCTCCGTCGGCGTTGCCGATGTAGTCGGTGGCGCCTGCGACGCCTGCTTTAGCTTTGGCTATTGCCACGACCGTATGCCGGGTCTTTCGGGTTTGCCCATCGCATTGCTACAGGGATGAGTGCGGCGACCGCGGCTTTGGCAAGGTCATCGGGGTTGGTGTTGCCTGTCGAGTAGACGGCGACGACAGCTGCGATTGCGGATCGGGCGTATGAGGCGAGCATGGCTTTCGTTTGCTTATTCATCGGTGCCCCCTTTGGGTCGTTGTTTTGATTTTAGCCCGTTTGACATGACGAGACCGCCCAATGTTCCGGTCATGAATACGAGCAACGTGGAGAGCAGGTCGATGAATGCGGCGTCATTAGGGGCTTGCTGGTCGATCGGTTGGGTGACGAACATGAGGGCATAAACGAAGCCGAATACGGTGACGGCGAATACCAGGGCCATGATTGCGCCGACGAACACAATGAGCCGGGCGTGTAATTGTTCAGGGGTTAGGCGTTCGCGCATAAATCAAGTCTCTGGTGCAGGTGCCGTTGGGTACGCAGATTGGTGGTTCGCATTCGACGTTTCCCCAGTTGGCGGGGTCTTGGCATGGGTAGCGGTATGAGCCGTCATATCCGCATGATGTGAGGATGATTGCTAACGGAATGTAGATCGTCGGTTTATGTATGAGCGCAGCGAGTACAGAGAAAGCGCCACCGATAAGCACCACCACAATTTCAGTAGCCATCGGGTCATGGTTTGTCGATTGGGTCGGGTTCGACGGGGTAGTAAAAGTTTTGTGTTGACGGATCGTAAATGAAGCCTGGGCCTGCGTACACCTTGTCCGGGTCGTCAAAATATGTTTCAACCCAGGTGCCGGGGTAGCGGTCGGGGTTTTCGGCCATGAATTCTGCGGTGACGACGTGTACTTGAAGCACAACGTTGTTGTCGTCAATTTGAGCGAAATATTGAACTTCGTTCATGCTTTGAACCTCACATAAATAATTCCGGATCCGCCAGCGCCGCCAACTGTTCCGCCTCCACCGCCCCCACCACCTGAGTTTGCTGTTGCGGCGATACCGCCACCACCGCCATTGGCTCCGCCGCCAATGCCCCCGTTGCCTGACACGCCTGCTCCTGCGCCGCCACCGCCGCCACCTTTGTATGTTGTTGTAGCTGCTTGTCCTAAAAATGTTGAAATGTCTTTTCCTGCGCCACCATTTCCACCTGTGCCGCTCGATGCGCCCGTGCCATTGTTGCCGACTGCTGCGGTGCCGCCTCCGCCTCCTCCTGCATTTGGGTCGCCTGACGTGCCGCCGTTGAAACCGAAAGCTGAATAAATTGCGAAACCGCCTTGATTTGTAGTGCCTGATTGACCTGCGCCGCCACCGCCGCAGCCGCCGGGTAAACCATTTGCTGAGTATGGGGTTGTGTATGCGGGCCAGCCTCCTGAGCCTCCGCCTATTGCAAGCGCTACGGTTTCTGATCCGACAACAAGTGATGAAACTGCGCCATTTTGACCTGACGTTCCGCCTGCACCAACGTCGACTGTTGCGTTGGCGGTCAAATAAATGGTGCCTTGATACAAAGCGCCTGCGCCTCCGCCTCCGCCGTAATACACCGAGTTGCGATTTCCTCCGCCTGCGCCGCCGCCGACAAGTAATACGTCAAATAATCCCGATTTTGTTACAGTCAGAGTACCGTCAGTTGTGAATGTCAAAAGCGTGTAATTGACACCTCCGACCGTAATGCTTGAGCTTGTGCCGCCTGTCGCTGATCCGTACCCTACGCCACCGTAAGGAAAAAATATTGAGGCTGACGCCGACGTGAAATACAGAGTGCCGCCTCCCCATTGCGCCAAAGCAAGTGACCCTGATGTGGTGACGGTTGCGGTGCCTGCGGTCACGGTGCAGGTGCCTGCTCCAATGTTGATGATTTGCAACGTGTCGCCAGCGCTGAACAGCGACGTGTTGACGGTGATCGTGGTGGCTGATGCGCTGTTCATGACGATGCGGGTGCCTTTGTCAGCTGCCACGAGAACGTATGACGCGGTTTTGGTTGAGACCGTCCAGTTGTAGTCGTTGGCTTGCAACGTATCCATTTGGGCGGCGGTCAATACTTGCCCGGCGGTGAAATCTTGAATGGCCATAGGTGCTCCTATCCTAAGGCATTTAGGGCGTCAAGTACGCCATACGTCGGGTCGTCCAAAATAAGGTTGTAAACGACGGTGGTGGCTGCGGTGTACAGGTTGACGCGGTGCCCGGTGCTGAAGTCAATCAAATGCTCAATGCCTTCGACCGACAGCTCTTGGCCGAGGCTGGTGGTGCCTGTGCCTGTTGGGAATGTTTTTTCGATGGTGATCGTGTCGCCGATGTCGATCGTGGCGACGGTGTCGCGTTGGGCGGTGGTGAGCATGGCGAATTTGGTGGCGACGTCGGTGTATCTAGCTTCGGGTTCGCCGTTGAGCAGGTAGGTGGCAGCTGCCGACAGCTGTGATCCGCTGGTTTCTAGCAGGCTGTTGGTGATGCTTTCCGTCTGAATGAAGTAGGTGGCGATTGAAGCGGTGTCGCTGGCGGTTGCGTTAGAGCCGCCGAGGTTTTGCACGTAGGCACGGTTGACGACGCTGTCGGCTTCAAAGGTGATGCCTACGTTGTCGTACTTGACGCCTGTGCCGTTGTCTTTGAAATCAGCAACCGATCCGCTAAGCGTCGCACCAATGCGGTCTTGGAATGTCAGCACGCCGTCACGCGACACAAATAGACGCCCAAATTCGGCGGTGCCGTTGATTTGGTTCAGATAGGCCAGCACGTTTGTGCCTGCCGGGACGGTGTACGCGGTGTCGTGGCCGAGGTTGACGGTGCCTGTGGAGATGTTGCGGGCGGTCGGCCCGGTCGGGTAATCGACTTCGGGCAGGTTCAACACGCTTTCAATGCGCTGGCCTGATGTTTCGGTCGACACGTTGTAAGCATCCATGTAGGTCTGTGCCAGCAAATAGAAGTCGTCGGCGCAATACACGCTGACCGTGTTCAAGCCGCCTAGCGCAAAGTTGTAGTCGTAGTTGACCACATAACCTTTGAACAAGTATTCGAGCGTGTTGCTGGCGTCGTATCGGCCGAGGCGTACACGGCGCATCGGCGCCAAACCAGGCACGTTGGCGTTGGCGTCATAAAATGGGCTCGAGGTATCGAACGGATTGAAAATCCCCGCGGCCAAGGTGTCGTTCAGCGTGAACGTCATGGTGCCTGCGCTGAACTGATCGCCCTGATCTTTACGACCTCGACGCACCGAAATGTTCAAAGTGCCGTCGGTGACGTCAGCAAACTGGGTCGTGCCGTCCAGCACATACGTCGTGTTGTCTAGGACGCCTTTAGTGCTGTCGTCCAGCGTAAAAGCGTCAACTTGAAAACCTGCGTCAATTTCGAGCAGGTAATTTCCTGATTGGACAATTGCTGTGCCGGGCATCAGACGTACCCGCTGACCTCAATGCGCGCCGGACCAGCCGATCGGTTGTAGGCGCGGATGCTGTCCACGACGGCTTGCCCGATCTCGGCGCTGGTCGCCAACCCGCCGTTGACGTTCACGGTGATGTTCTCCAGCATGGCGTTGCGGGAAAATGAGGTGAACGGGTTGCTAGCGATGCCGGCACCCAACATATTTGGGGCTTCCATGACCTGCCGTACGGATGCTCCCCCGCCACCGCCGCCACCGCCCGCTGTAGGCACGCTAGGAGTCGCTACGACGACCGATCCACCCCCGGATGACGGAATAGGCACCCCGAGGTTTTTGTCGCCTGTGTAGCCGCTTGTGGCGTTGCTGAGGCCAGGCAGGTCGCCGACCTTGATGTAATTCATTTGACCCAAGTACGGGATTTCAGGAATGTTGACAAAAGGCAACCGATTCATGCCTTTGATTACAAGGTTTAGACCTTGCAACACGCTGTCAACCATTGAATTGACCGAATTAGCAACCAAAATAACCACGTTGGCTATGGCCGCACCAAACTGTTTGAACGGTTGCAAAAACTCGGCAACAGCTCGAGGCCCCTCGCGGTACAGCTCATACAATGCGCCAACGGTCAGCAACACAATTG